ACAGTTACATGTACTGATAACGGTAAAGTTGCTGAAGCAGAAGTTGACCGAATTGAGCCTAAAGATTTCTTAAACATCTTTATGGCGAGCAATAAGATACATATGAAATGGAATGGTAGAGTATTTGTAGGAAACGCATTTGGTTTTGAATTTACTACACCTGGACCAAAACAATTTAACAATGCAATTAGAAGAGGCTTTTAATGAAGGCTGACACTTTACAATTAGCAATAACAGAACAAAGAGCACCGTGGACAGACGTTGAGATTGATACTCGTGAGTTCACTGTTTTTCGTGATAAGTATCCTGTAACCGAAGGACATTTATTAATTGTACCCAAAGAAGCAACACAAGAAAACATTTTAAAGTGTTTTAATTTTGCTGTTACTATGGGTTATGATAATGTAGCAAGTGAAAAAACTAACATCACAGGCTACAACATAGGTTTGAATGTAGGTGAAAGTGCAGGACAAACAGTCATGTATCCACATGTACATTTAATATTCCGTCGTAATGGGGACATGGAAGATCCGAAAGGAGGCGTCAGAGGCGTCATCCCATCAAAGCAAAAATATTAAGGAAAGGTTATGACATTGAGAGAAACTTTGATTAGTGCAGCTCGTAAACATGCAGAAGCAGACATTGCGGTGCACAAAGCAAATATTGAAGTCTATATGCAGCAGGTAGTCGGTATTGGAGAACATTCTGATATTGTTGAAACTATCCAAAAAGAATTGGATAAAATGGCTGCGGCAACAGATAGACTTGAGATGCTGAACGAGCATTTCAGCTAGTGAGTTGGCAAGTAAAAATTGAAGAAGATCCGTACACGAAAGAGTTAACGTTACCGATTCCAACGGATCTTCTTAACCAAATGGGTTGGGATATTGGTGATGATCTCGTTTGGGAAGAGAGTATGCCAGGCACTTCTTATACTCTGAAAAAGGTTGACAAACCTGGTGAAAAGAAGGTATAATAGTAATATGAATGATAAAATACAGACTCTTGCACAGCACGACTTTAGTAAAACAGTAGAAAAAAAGTTTTACTATTCAGAGATATTTTATAGTATTCAAGGTGAAGGGCATTACACAGGTGTTCCGACAGCTTGGATTAGATTCTTCTTGTGCAATTTACAATGTAATGGGTTTGGTCAATTAGATCCAACTAATCCAGATACACATGAATTGCCTTTTGAAGACTTTGATGTTGACAGTGTAAAACGTGTTGAAGACTTGCCTGTATGGGATAAAGGCTGTGATAGCAGTTATACATGGGCTAAGAAATTTAAGAAACTAATGGGTCAAGAAACTCCTACTGCTATGGCAAATAAGATTGTCGACTGTATTAAGAATGATAGCAATCCAGAAGGTAAGTTTTTACATCCTGTAAGTAAACAAAATCAACACTTGTGTTTTACAGGTGGAGAACCTTTGATGGTTACAGGACAACAGGCAGTGGTAGGTATATATAACGAATTAAAAAAGCAGGGCAATTTGCCTGGTAGCATGACATTTGAAACTAACGGTACACAAAAACTTAGAGAACCATTCTTAGAATGGGCTAAGAGCATTGACACAGAAATATTTTTCAGTTGTAGTCCCAAACTATTTACTGTATCAGGTGAAAAACCTGAAAAGGCCATTAAGCCTGAGATAGTTGCTGAATACTTACAAGCATCTACAAAAGGACAACTTAAATTTGTTGTAGGTCCATTACAACGTGAATGGGATGAAATGGAAGAGACAGTTGAAAAATTTAGAAGTGCTGGTGTTGATTGGCCAGTATGGATTATGCCAACAGGAGCAAGAGAAGAAGAACAAACCGCAACTGCTGGTTCAGTTGCACAAAAGGCATTCCAGAGAGGATACAATGTAGCGGCAAGAGTACATGTATACTTGTTTGGTAATGCTATTGGAACTTAGGAGAAAATATGTCATTTTTAACAAAAATGCTTGGCTTAGATAAAATTAAAGAAGTTAACGAAGCCAAAGAACAAGAAAAGAATAAACAACTTAGTCCAAAAGAACTTGCGACTAAGAAGAAAGAACCGTGGGTAGGCGTACTACAAACACACGTTAACAAAGAAAATGTCCGAAATGGCTTTTTTGAGCTTGACTGGAATAGGCATTTCGTGTTACAATTAGTTAAAGAAGGATACGGAGTTGAGAATGATAAAGAAGAAGAAATTATTGATCGTTGGTTCCGTGAGCTTTGCGCTAATGTTGTTGTTGATGGCGACTACGGCGGTCCATTAGAAGGCATGGCAACAGGCAACATAGATATAGATAATATTAAGAGAGATAACAAATAATGACACACATTCTAGTAGATACAGCAAATACATTCTTCCGTGCAAGACATGTAATTAACGGTGATGCTGATATTAAGTTAGGTATGGCTTTCCATATTACACTTAACAGCATTAAGAAGGCATGGCAAGACTTTGATGGCACACATGTTGTATTCTGCTTAGAAGGTCGTAGTTGGCGTAAGGACCATTATGAGCCTTACAAGCGTAACAGACAAGTTGCTCGTGATGCACTTACAGAAAAACAGCAAGAAGAAGATACTGTGTTTTGGGAAGCCTTTGATACATTTAAAGACTTTGTAGCAGATAAAACTAACTGTACTGTATTACAACACAAAGAGTTAGAAGCAGATGATTTAATTGCTGGTTGGATACAACAACATCCAGATGTAGATCATGTTGTTATTTCTACAGACACAGACTTTCAACAACTAATTGCACCTAATGTAAAACTATACAATGGTGTACAAGATGTAACTTCTACACATGAAGGTTTCTTTGACAAGAAAGGCAATCCTGTAATTGATAAGAAAACTAAAGAAGCTAAGGCTGCGCCTGATCCGCAATGGTTGTTATTTGAGAAATGTATGCGTGGTGACACTAGTGACAATGTGTTTAGTGCTTATCCAGGTGTACGTAAGAAAGGCACTAAGAACAAGGTTGGTTTATTAGAAGCATTTGAGGACAAGGATCTTAAAGGCTACAACTGGAATAACTTAATGCTACAACGTTGGGTAGATCATAACGGTGAAGAACATCGAGTACTTGACGACTACGAACGTAATAGAATATTAATTGACTTAACTGCACAGCCTACAGAAGTAAGAGAAAAGATTACAGGTACTATACAGACGTCAATTGATGCAAATAAAAATATTAGTCAGGTTGGTGTAAGACTTATGAAATTCTGTAATTTATACGACTTAAAGAAAATATCAGATCAAGCACAAGCATACGCTGAACCATTGAATGCGAGGTACATAGTATGACAACTGATTTTAAAGCAAAGCCAGTTTTAGAAGATAAGTTTTGGATTGTTGAAGAACAAGGCCAAAAAATTGGTACACTAAGAAAGAACGAAGATAAGTTTGTTTTTAGTAATGAGAAAGGTGTTAAGTTTTATCATAATAAGAAAAGTATCTTAAGTGACTATGGGAAAGACTTTTTTGTTGCTAAAATTGTAAAAGAAGCAGATGATTCTGATCCTAAAGAAGTACACGGATACAGATGTAGCACTAGACCACACAACTCTATGTTTGATATACAAAAGCGTTTACCTCTTTTTACAAAGAGTAAAGACTCAAAGAGTTTATATTGTTCAGGCTATTATGTCATTAAATTCGATAAAGGCTGGGTTAAATCGTTCTGTCCTAAGCTCATTACCCTCCAACGGTATGCGTATAAAGGACCATTTAAGACTGATTTAGAGATGAAACAGGTACTATCTAATGTCAACAAATAGCCTTCCGCAGTCACTTCCTACCATTGAAAAGATACTACAACGTATTGCAGTTGCGGAGAAATCACAGCAAAAAGACATCAGAATAACTATACAAGAAGCACGTTCACTAACACTTGAACTATCTATGTTTACATCTAAACTAGGTACTGTTGTAGCGTCTATAGACGAACAATTAAAGCAGATCAAGCAGAACAGCGAGCAGGTTGAAGTGAAATTTGAAGGCGGACAGTTCTAAAAAAGGATAAATATATACGTAGTTAATTAAAAGGATTACGTATAATGAGTAGACCAAAACCAACAGTGCTTCTCGAACATGTCAATCGAGAATCATATAAGACAGAACAAATATTAGAGAGCGAAGCAATTTGGGCGGTCTTCTATAAGGGAAAGCCGTTTAACTTAAAAAGCGGAAGTATGGTATCGAGCTATCCTGGACCGAAGTATAAAAAAGTATCGTTTTCTAATCCTGGACACGCTAGAAACTTAGCAAAGAAACTAAACGCACTTTTTAATACTGAAGAGTTTGCGGTATACACACTTACTTCTGGAGCAAAAGAAGAGTAATGACACATGGATCAAAAGGACAACTATACAAAGGTATTTCTGAAAGCCGCTAATCAGCCTTTTGACACCCCAGACATAAAAGATAAGAGAACATTATGGTGGTATAACATTCGTGATGTTGGCGGGCTACGTCTAACGGACGAAGCCAAAATGCACATTGAACAAATAGCAAAAATCAAAACCTACAAAGTAGACTTTCCAAAACA